CTTCTCGGCTTCGGCCTGCTCTTGATTGCGCTCGGCCATGCCGCCAGTCACAAGATCCGCTAAGCCAGGGTCGATGTTGTTCAGTAACCAGCTCACCACCGGCACCGTCGGCACCTGCCCCGCCACACCGGGAATGCTGAAGGCGTCCTTCAGCGCACTCCAGCGCTTCTGCAAGTATTCCATATCGAGCGACTTCACATCAAACTCCAGCACGAAATCAAAGCTGCCCGCGATCTCTTCCCGCGTGACTTGGAAAGGCAGCGGGCCATTGCCCAGCACGCGACTCACAAACAGCGGCTCCATGTATTGCTGATCGAGTGCCAGAATGCGCAGCAGGATTTCCCGCTCCTCCAGCAGCGCGCAGGTGACCACCCATTGCTGGTGCATCATGGTCTTGGCCTGTGGCAGTTCATCATTGTGCAGGCCAAGCAGGTTTGCCACATCCTTGCGGATCTCGTTGGCATCCAAAATCGTGCCCTGATCCAGTGGCGGCGCGCGCATGTAGTCGGCTTGATCCCCCATCGCCAGCGGTAGCTTGCTGCCGGGTTCATAGTCCCAGCGCGCGCCACCGCCCGCCTTGCGTGAGTTCACTTTCACAATCGGCATGGTGGCAAAACTGGTGCGGTCCATGCTGGCATCACGGTTGCTTTTCAGCAGCCATTGATGCGTGCCGATCATCTCCGGCACACCGCGACTTTCAAACAGCGGACGCGCTTTGTATTCCCGGCGCATGTCCACATAGCAGCCGCCGTCAAAGTAGTAATCCACCAACCGGTTCACCAGGATGTGTTCTTGATCCTTCGCCCGGTGCGATTTCCCGCACAGTCCGGGGTGCAGCACGATCTCTTGCACTGCCGGGTAGCCTTCTTCGTCCACCGTGTTCACGGTGACGTGCAGCACTTCGTAGCTCTGCCGCTCTTTGCCAGCCAAGCGTTGCGCAAAGCTCTGGCGCGCGGGCTCATTGAACATCCGTTGCGCTGTGCTGCCCATCGCCTTCAGCACCACACCCACGTCGATCACCGCCTGCGGCCCCATCGCCAGCAGCGCCTCCGTGGCCTTCTGATCCCAGCCTGCCGTCTTCGGCTTGGCGAGGATCTCTGGTTCTGAGTAGCTTTCGACTCGGGCCACCCAGGGTGCCCGGTCCACCGGACAGGTCCACCACGGATAAAACACGTCAATGCCCGGCAGATACGAACGCACGCAGGGTTTCCCCGGCTTGGCATACGGCGCGGCAAATTCCACGCGCGGCGTCTTGCGCAGTTCACGCACGACCTTGCGCGCACGCGCCGGACTGAGCAGCGTGTGCTTCTGCCGAATCAGCGCCACGAGGGGCGCTGAGTCATCCGCCGCCAGCATCTCTTCCACTGCCATGGCAGCCATGTCAGCAATCATCATTTTCTGTTCAGAGGCCAGCACCTCACCGGATTCATCGGCCACGGCTCCGGCTTGCAGCGCAATCATGCGGGCCTCTGCCAGCGCATTCTCAGTGGCCAGCGCCACCAGGATTTTCACGGTCATCTCAGCGCGGGCCGTGCCCATCCGCTGCTCCCAGCCCACATGCATCACCGCATGACCAAACGTGTGTTTCACCTGGCGCGCGAAGTTGCGCTCACGCCACAGTTCACCGCGCATCCGTTGCCGGGTTTCATACTTCATCAGCGTCTCCACTTTCTTGGAGCTGGCCGCGTCGTTGGCTTCCATCGCAATCACTTGCACCTTGGCTGAGTCCACCGCCAGCATCTCCAGCATGGTCAGTTCATCCACCGCTGCACATGTCAGATGCACGCGACTGTCCGCCGCACCCTCGAAAGGAAACACCTTCTTGCCATAGTTCTGGCGCCACTTGCGGCCGTCCGGCGATTGGCCTTCCCAGCTCGATAGTGCCACACGCTCATGGTCTTGAGCCGAGCTGATCCAGTCGCCCAGATCGGAAAGGGAGTCGGTGATTTCGTCAATCACCCACTTGGCATCCAGTGTCTCGTCAGAGTCCACCACATGCAGCGTCACGTCATCAAGGTCTGTGTCCATAGTCATCCTTCAGGATTCGGTTTCCTTCAAACCAAGTTCCCGCAGCACCTCGGCGCGAACATAAAGCGCACGACACCTGCCGCGCAAGAGTTTTCTGGCCGGGGAATCCTCACGCCAGAACAACTTCCGCGCCGTGTGCTCCCCGACAGAAGCACGCCGACACAGCGCCATCACCTCTGCCCAGCCAATGTTTTCCGGCACGACTTTCTTGGGGAAGCTGATCATGCCGCACCTCCTTCTCCCTGCACCGTGCCCTTGTCTTCCGCCAGCCCTTCCGTGGTCGGGGCTGGATCGGGGGCCGCGCGCCGCACCGTGGGTGCTTGCAGCGACTCATCCCGCCCCCGCTCCGCCCGCCTTGACCGACGCGCCACCGGCTGCAACGCGCTCGATTCCCGAATGAGCCTGCCCGCCTGCATCAGCCCCACTGTCTCCGGCACTGCCACACTCATGCGCAGCGTTTCCAGATTCAGCACAAAGCAGCACGCAGGCGTCCACACCCGCACTAGCCCGCCCTCCTGCTTAAACGCCACATGCGCCAGTGGTTCCCGCACCAGCGTCAGCACTTCCTCCACCGACACATCCGGCAGCTTCAGTGCGGTGATTCTCTGTTTTAGTTCTTCCAGGGTTTCGTTGTTCATGTCTTTTGTTCAGTTGTTGGTTAGTAACATCCACCACGCTCCACTTGAAAGTCTTTGTTGTCGAGATGCTCCGGGTTCGCATTGAGCAGGATGCGCAGCGTGTCGATCGGGTCCTTCCAGGCGCTGCCGCTCGCGCCTGACACGGAATAGCCGGGGTAGTTTTGCAGCGCACCGATCAGGTTGGTGCAGCGGTCCAGAATGACGATCTTGGGGCCACGGCCCTTCTGCGGGTCCATCACCATCCAGCCGGTTGCCGGGTCAATCTCAGTGGCTTCTCGATCCCACATCAGCATCGAATTGATATTCTGCTCACCGCTCAGCACGTTGTCAGCAGCCGCATTGCCCCCGGCCATGCGAAAGTATAAATCATTGTCCGCCATCCACTCCACCAGCGTCTTGCTCTCCTCCTGATTCTCCACCTGCGTGGCCGTGCTGCGACTGTCGGAAATGCGACGGTCCAAAATATCCAGCCAGGTGTTCTCTTCGGTGCCCTTCATGGTTTCAAGTTTCTGCTCCATCGCCAGCTTGGCTTCGATGCGCCGGATCTCGGCGGCACGGAACTCAAAGCCGCACGGCCATTGCTTCTGCGCATTGCCTTTCACGCCCAGTCCATTCTTGCCGCCGGTCTTCGCCCATTCGCAATCTTCCCCCGTGTAAAGCGCTGCCCCCGGCACGCTCACCACATCGTTGGTTTGCGGGTATTCATGCGCAATCACAATGTCGCCCGGCCCCAGCTTGCCCCAGCTCTGGCCGAGCACGAATGCCCACAGTTGAAACCACGCACGGCCCCCGCTGGCATTTGGATCTTGACTCATCCACCACGTCCCGAAATCATACGGCGGCAGCCATGAAATCGGCCGCACATGCACCTGCACATTGAAGTTCGGGAAGGGTGAATCCGCCGTGCCTTCGGCGATGCCGTAGCACTTCCACAGCTTCTTGGCGCGTGGACTGCCCAGCTCCGCCTTCTTCATGCCGTCCCAGTTGCCACCCAAGGGATTTTGCCACGCGTAAATCCACATGAAGCGACGGGTGGGATTCTCACAATGCACCACGCACGGCAGCCGCTCACCACCGATCACTTTGCCACTGGCATCCCGACGTGGCAGCAGTTCTGGATCAGCCTCGATCTCCTTCATCGTCACCGCCTTTTCCATGAACCAGCGCACCGTCTCCGTGTAGCCATCGCGGAAGGTGTAAGTGACAAACTGCATCGCCACCAGCAAGCGGCCAATCAGTTCCTTGGGAAACCACAGCTCTGGATCACGCTCCTTTGCGGCCAGCAGTTCCTTCCATTTCGGAATCCACTCATGGGTGAACTCCGCCGCCGTCAGCAGTCGATTCTCCACCGCTTCCAGCACATTCACCGGCACGCTTTCATCACCCCAAGCGGTGGTCGGCCTCGGGCCTTCCAGCTTGCCGATGTCCTGCGCCCAGGTCTTGAACCGGCACACCGCGCCACTCATCACCGCGCACTCGTTGTTCGTGAAGCCGCCCGCTGCATCATAGGCCATCTTCTGACTGGCCAGTTTCTTCATGCGGCCCGTGTCGGTCTTGTAATCGTTCGGCTGCCAGAACCGCAGTGTGGCCTCGACCACTTCCGCACTCTTGTCATCGTCAATGCTGAAGGTCCAGAACGTCCGCTGATGCGCGGGCATGTCCGGCTCGCACTGCTCCATCGCCAGCGAATAGAAACGCCCGAGCGCCATGGTCTTGCCCGA